GAGCGTTCAAAAAATGGTGGATTACTTATGGCGGATTCTAAAAAGGAATATTCAGCCGAGGCTCAAATCGGACTCGGTTTGTCAAACCGGATCGTGTCGGCAAAAATTCGAGTAATGGCGAGCATGTCTCCCGATTATCTCCTGATAGAAAGGGATTCGTTTAAATACCTTGCGACCTACCTCGAGGAGCTCGACGGATTTGTCTCGGACAAGTTTCTCGGTATGACGTTCGTAATAGTCGAGGGGGCGAACTACGAATTCGGATTCGGGAGCAAACCTTGACCTGTGAAAGTCACGCCCGATACAATGTCAAGCTCGAGGGGAACCGCTGGATCCGATGCTGTAATAATCACGCGGCCGCCTATAGAGTCATAGCGAAACTTTTCGGCCTTGGTATCCGGGTTTCGCCTATACCAAATAACGAGGTTTATTTTTGTCAAATACAAATAGCGAAAGAGGGAACTAATGACAGCCAAGAAAACGCAAATCGAAACGCCGATCGTCCCGGAAGGATGGAATCTCGGCGATAAATGGACCCTCGATATAGAGGATCAGGGATGGGAGTTCCTACGGGAAAGCCTTGACGATTCCGGGGAGGGCCTGACTATGGAAATCACTGTCGAAATATTTCACAACGGCCGCAAGGTCGGGTTGCTAAAGCGGACAGTAAAACCGGATGAATCGGAATAAAATATAAATGCCCCTTACCTCGCGGCAGGGGGCATTTTTGAGGAGTTTCCGGTATAGCGGACGGAAATTCACTGTTGACCTTCCTCCAGTTCTGACAGGCGAGTCTCGAGCTTTCGCCTGATCTCGAATTCTTCTTTCAGTGACCTTTGCAGATCCCGAACCTTTTTTGTGAGCTTGTCGATCGTATCATTTGCCGTATCGAGTCGCTTTTTCATGTCCTTGACTGCACTCTCATAAAGGCGATTTAGCTCCTCGTATTTGTGAGTGATCGCCTCAAAGTCGTCTCGGGTTGCGGATCCCTTTTTTGCCGCGTATTGAAAATACCCCTGTACCACATTTCCCAATAATGCCAGAATCGCCAGTATAATTGCGGCTCCATCCATGATTTAAAGCCTCCTGATTAATAGAGTAGTTGAACAAGAGCAACGGAAACCGGATCCGGCGCATAATATACTATTTGAGAGATCAATTTTTGATACATGACGTCGAGAGGATCCGGGGCCGTGTAGAGGATCAGGAGGACCTCGGCGACGGATCCGATCGCATTCCCTATAAGGTCTTGCAATCGATCTTTTTTGTCAGTGTTACCAGCCCATCGGATTTGATACTCCTCATAGAGCCAGCCGAGGCCGTTGACTCCGACCAATGAAACGAGGATCGCCAAGGGTTCGGACATGGTTCCCTCGAGGGCGATAAAAGCGACCTGAGTCAGGAACGCCGCGATCAGGATATGCCAAGGGAAACCCCAGTTTTGTTTAGTTAGCTGCCTTAAATACGATTTCATAATTTCCTCCGTTAGATTGTTCCGTTTAAAACATCAAAATTGAATTTTGCGATTGTCGCCTCGGGATCCGAGGGAAATCGTGACGGGTCGATCGAATAGAATCTGACTTGATTGAATATAGAGGTCTCATCAGGATTTCCCAACTGTGCGCCCGAATTTCTATTAAAAAGAAAGAATCGACGGAGAAAACTAGTCCCTCCCATGACCTCGCCGAGAGAGGTGTTCGGGGTTTTGCTTCCCAGGACGACGCCGTTCGCTCCGACCGCGAGGATCGTGTCCGGGTTATAGTAAAAGAATACCTGACCCGTAAAAGGCCTCACGATCGATGTCGTTGCTAAAAGCGTATCCTCATTCGTCCCGTCGTCAAGGAAGATATTGAGAAATCCGCTGTTCGTCAGGCTGAACTCCCATTTCTCGCCGTCGGGAGCGTTATCATACGGAGCTCCGGCAAGCATCGCCCCTTGAGATCCTCCGGCGTCGTCGAGATCATTAACCCAAATGCTAAAGTAAAAAGCATTGAGTCCCGGGGACATATAGGCGTGAAGCGGATCCGTGTTGTCGTTGTCATAACGTAACGTCGAATTGCCGCCGCCTCCGCCGCCCCAATGGATACCGGAAGCCGGTCCGCCCCCGTCTCCTCCATCCGTCATCGTATAGGCGACCCCCGTCCTAAACTCAGTCGAATTGATACTGTCGCTCGCTGGACCTATTTTCGCGGCCGCTGGATAGTCGGCGAACAGCCCGCTTATATTGTTGCCTGTCTGACCCTCATTTGCCATACGGCCGAAATCATATAACAGGAATGTATCTCCGGCCGCCTCATCAGGGAGGTATTCTCCATGTGGTCCGAGGAGGCGCCTGACCTCTACGCCCGTGAACGTAACCTCCCGTTGATCATATCGTTTTGATAATACTTTGAACATGGCCGACGAATACGGGATACCAAAACACTTATATGCGGGCCAACGTGTCGAGAGCCGGATGATATCCCCGAGCTCGACGAGGTGGGCCTCGGGATGAATGACAGGTAACTCGACATGTATTTTCGGCTCTCCGAAATGCCCAGTCGTCCCCGCTGCCGAGTCCCCCGAAAAGTGATTTGCAATTATCTCGGCGTCGTCATAGTGCATCGTATTGAGACAAATCATCTCTTTCGGCTTAATCGATAAAGAGCTCCCGGAGTCTTTGACGATCGTCTCATGATATCCGCCTGTGACAAAGTTCGGCATGAACTGTAGGGTCAAATCTTTCGCGAGCTCGTCGTTCGCAGTCCTGTAGAAACGAACACTTCTCGAGATGGGGCCGGGAACGTCCTCAGGTTCGATCGTTAGATCGATGTCTGATTCGGCATAGCTCGATTTGAGGACGGTCATTTTATATTTAGCGTCCTGAGACTCGAAAAAGAATCCGAGGGAGTATCGAGCAATAGCCGCGAGGACATCCTCGGCCCGTTCCTGAGTCGCTAAATACATGTGCATATTTTGAATCTGACCGTCGGTATGTGCATTGCCGAGAGACGTCGTATCGACATCAGCGGCCGCGACCGTCGAAATCTGGTTCGTCAGGATGTCCTCGATAATTTCGCCCCCGGACTCATAAAGGCCGGTTGTCACCGATCGGGCGCCGCCCAGGTTCGCGAAAAATATATTCGCCGAGAGTGCATCCCGGAGGGTCTTAAACGTCTTGACGCGGTTCGTATCCTTGAACAATAGCTCGAGTTTGTTGTCGCGGTTCCTGCGGCCGACAAATTGGCCTTGCCGGAGCTCCCGGACCTTGTCGATTTGCTCGGTTGCTGCCTGATCAAACGGGTCAAATGATCTATACCGGCGAGTGAGTCCGACATATACCCCCTTGAATTCGCAAGAGGGGCCGGAGGTCCCGCCGTTTTCGACTTTGATAACGAGGCGGGAGAAATCGCCGTCAGGAACGTCAAGGACTGTGGGATCCTGAGCCTCGTATTGATCACCCGTATCTTGACCGGCGGGCGCCGTGGCATGGAATGCGGTCTCTGTGAATCCAAGGTCGGCCGCTTTTGTCGTTCCGTCGCCAAAAACCCGGATATGATCGCCCCCGGATCCGGCCGACTCGATCCTCATCTTGTTTTTATCCTTGTCGTATACGCAAATCCATTCTTTTTGGAAGTCGGTCCCCGTGCTGGCGTCCTCTTTAAGCTCGAGGAGCTTTTGAGTCAGCATCTCAGCGAGCTCGGCCATTGTGCTATAAAAACCCGCATCGGGAATAATGTCGTACGCCGGGTGATCGTTCGTTCCGCTTACGTCCGTTTGTTGAACCTTAAACGCGGGCGTCGCCCCGCTCCACAATTCGCCGTGAGTCGTCTTTAGATGCGAGGCCGAGGTCCAAGTCTGATTGAAAAAGTCCCCATCGACAAGGGCGTTCACTTCCGATGCGGTCAGGACCTCCTCCCAATTGGAATTTTCGATCGATACTGTAAAGGTCTGCCCAGTTACAAAAGTATTGTCGGTATATAGGCCGAGTCTCAAGTGAACACTATGGAGGCCGACGGACTGATTAACGGCCCCGGGCCCAACATAATGAGACAGGTCCTCGGCGTCTAATTGCCCGATCGCATCGTCGAGCCTGAGGGTCAGGGAATCGCCATGTTCGAGCGTCGCGTCGTCGTTGTAACTCCAGGACAACGCTTTTTCGGCCTCTTCGACCGTTACCGCCCCGCCGACCTCGACGCGGGTCGGATAGAGCTCGTATTCGGCCTCAAGGAAAAAATTGTCCGTTGAGGATCCAATATCGAGAACGATTTTCGCGTCCGCGACCGTCTCCGTCGTCGTGTCCTGAATCTCCCCGAATGATCTGAGAATCTTGTCATATATCCAGAGTCGGCCGATCGTCTGGACCGCGTGATCAGCGAGCCGAAACTCCATAGTCGGAGAGGCGAGGTCTTTTTTGTCGTCGACCAAGGGGGCAGGGATCAACGATCGGTGATTGTTATAACGAGTTGAGTCTGAGATGTTGAGGGTCCATTCGCCATATACGAGCGGAATCGGAGCTCCCTCGAGGTCCTCAGGGATCCCGGGGAAATTTGTCCGGGTGAATTTGTTCTCGGGTATGGATGGGAGTTCAACGGCCCCCCGGGGGATGAGAGTGAATTCAATCGTCGTGTTCGTCTGGACAAAGTCGGTCATACGGCCTTTGAGAAACGGAGGCCATTTCGTCGAGTCGGTCTCGTCTCCCCATCCGAGATGGATCGTACATACTTCAGTTTCGAACTCAACATCGGCGAACTTGTCAGAAAATCGCGTCGAGCTGCCGAACCCGTTCGGCTCGAGAGTGTTCGACATTATGACCCGGACCGGCCGGACTGAATAAGATCCGGTAAAGAGGGAGGCCTCGAATAGGGGAGTCCCGATCACGATATCAACTGGCAAATAATTATAGGTCGAGGACTGGACCGCCCCTCCCCGATCGGTAAAATAGTGAGAATTGCCCCCTGAATCGATCATCTCGATCGCGAGCCATAGTCTCGAGGATCCTGCGTGTTTTTTCACATAGGCGCTAAAGTCTGAATAGCTTAACATGAAAGCTCCTCGAGGTTCAGGTCGACAATGTAAAAGCTCGGGGCCGGTTGTTCGGGACGGAGACCGCCTTTATCGAGATTCTTGACGAAAAACGGGACAGTAGTCGAGAAACCCTCGTCGAGAAAATAGAACGGCTTTGCATGATGGGCGATTTTGGTGAACTCGGTTTCGAGAGCTTGCATCTCAGCATCACTTTTGAGTCGATACTGAATGCCCCATCGACGGAGGCCTGAGGCGATGATATCGGAATTCGGGTATCCGTTGCGGTCCTCACTCTGTTCAACCCGGGAGAAATGTCCCCTCCGATTGTTGTAGTCGTAATTATAGGGGAACTCGTATCTCTGCCCGATAAATATCGTCCCGATTTTCAGGGGATCGTCGTTTATGTTGATATCGATTTTGAATTTCGTTGCCGTCCTTTCGAAAACATGGCTCCGAAAATTGCTATTGACTAGATCACCGATCGATATCCCGGAGGTTCCGACGCTATAAGAGGATCCGTTCCAATAATGAAAGTCGATACTGACCGCGTCCGTGATGGTTATCCCCCCCAAAAGGAAATAGTCGACCGTAGTCGAAACGCCGAAATCGACCTCTATCTCGCAAGTTCCAATAGTGGAGTAAGTGACATCGACGCCGATAATACCCGGGTTTCGCCTTGCCAATAGAGCGGCGTCGTGATTTGTTGATGAGGTTGTTCCGACATCGGTAATCGTGACGGCCTGATCCTCGACTCCATCCATATACATAAACTGACTCATATTCTATACCCCAGTTCTTGCGCTAAGACTTCGATTCCACCTCGACGGGCCCAGTCCGCGACGTTCTTGTCGTCGATCGCCTGAATAACAACCGTACCCCCTCCTGAACCGCTCGGGGCCCGGAGATTCGACTGTCCAAAATTGAGAGACCCCGTTCCCTGATCAAGGACCGGGCCCAGGACGGCGTTCAGGAAATTTCCCGAACCAAAGGCGATATTATTGAGTCCCGGGATAAAGTTCAGGATGGAGAAAATTGCGGCCCTTGCGAGCAATTCGGAGGCCATACGCTCGAGCATCGCGACGAAAGCGTCCCCGAATGATTCGAACAGGTTCTCGCCGTCTCTCCATTGAGCGATAAACGAGTCCTGTATGACGCTGGAGACAGCCTCGACGCGGTCTCTGAACAGATCCCAAGGGTTCGGGTCGGGTGCAACGTCCTCGATCGCGTCAGCCCTGTCGACGGTCTGTTGTAGGGTCTTGTTGAGTTGAGCGAGGACCGGGTCCACGATCTGAGCATTCACTCCGATGAACCGCAACTCGGCGGCGAAATTATGAGCGTTCATTTCGGCCGTTTTAATGACCGGGTTGACCCTCGTCATCAGTCTATCGGCGATACCGTCAAGGTGTCTTTGATACGCCCTCTCTCGAGCGGCTTTTTTCTCGGCCTCTTTCGCCTCTTCGACCTTGCGTTTATATTCGGCGAGCCCAGCGACTACGTCCTTTTTGAACTGAATGTCGGACGCAGTTTCCTCGACCTCTTTATTCAGTTGCTTGATACCGTTTACGATCGCCCCGAGATGAGACTGAGGGAATTTCGCGGCCCAGTTGAAAAAGCCTTGCAGAAATGACCCGTCGCTCTCCGGCATTTTCGCCTCAATTATCAAGGCCATATTGTTAGTAAACTGCGTGAACGCCCCGAGGTCCTCCTTTACGGCCGGGAGTAGCTTCTCGCCTATTGCGGCCGCCAAATTGGTGATTGAGTCTCCGGCGTTACTGACGGCGCCCGTAAAGGTTTTAGAGAGGCGGTCCGTCGCTCCGGCGATACCGGATGTCGGATCCTGAAAGGTCTTGAACATGGCCTCCCGGAACTCGTCGATCGAGGCTTTTGTGATGTCGATATTTTGCTTTGTGGCGATGAGAGTGAGGATCCCCCGCTCGCGGAAGATGTCAGCGGCCCCGGCGCCTCCTGAGAATGCCCGGCCCATTGCGGACGCGGCCTCGGGGATTGTGGTTCCCATGAACGCCGCCAGGTCAGCGGCAATTTTGATGTTTGACTCGGCATTGACGCCAAACGCTTTTAGTTGCGCCCCGGCCTCAACGACATCGCGAACGGCAAAGGGGGTAGTTGTGGCGACTTGTTTGAACCGATTGAATGCCCGGCTCCCGTCCTCAACTGAATTGAAAAGGCCTTGTAAGCGAACCTCGAGGGCCTCGAAATCTCCGGCCACTTGGACGGCGTCGACGGTTGCAAAGGCGGCCCCGATACCAACAGCGGCGGCTCCGGCCGCTTTCAGTTTCGAAGTCAATGCCCCGAACCCTTTTTCTATTTTAGAGGTTTTCCGCTGTATGTTGTCGGCGTTCTTTTCCTTGAACACGACTTCATAATCTCTACTTTCGGCGCCCATCATTTATCCTTGTTTTTAGCGTCAATCCGGGCCTTTTCAGTCACGGCTCGACTGATTTCTGAGGCAACAATATACAGGAGTGAAACGTCGTGACTATTCAGGGGGCCGAAAGTCTGTTCAATGCTGATCGACCCCTCCTGAGCCATTTTATACGACATGAAAAGCTCGGAAAAATAGTCGAATTCGTCATGTCGTATTATCCAGTTCCAACAGCCCACGTCGCAAAAATCGTAATACATCTCGATTCCTGTCAGGGACTTTGCATTCCCGATAAACCAGATCCAGAAATCATCGATCGATCGGAATTCCCGGACCCCCTCGTCGTCTCGAAAAGGGGAGTTTCGCCTGTGAACTCCTCCGACCTCCCATTGAACGCAACCGCATCGATCCGCGTCATGTTCGTCGGCTTTAAGATTGCCGAATACTGAACCCCATACGAATAGGGTCAGGATCTTTTTTTTTGCAACTTAGCCGACTGAAAAACCTCCATGAACACAGAGCTCGACATAAGCAAAATATCGCTGTCGTCGAACTCCGCCTCGATCTCGTCCTGATTCATCTTTTCGCATTCGACGACCCCGAATTGAATCGCTTTGATCTGGAAATCCCATGGAAATTTATCATAGATCCAAAGCAACTGATCGAACGGGAGAACGACCTTACCGCTCTGAGGATCCACTTTCCCGTGTTCTCCGATCGCCTTTTCAGTCATGAGCTCGATTTTGACTGGAGACATGTCCCCGGCTCTCAGAATCTCCCTCAGGGTCTTTTTCTGTAAGGGGGATACCCCCTCCCGGATCGTCCATCTCGGGGCGTCCGGCTTCTCGGCTTTCTTTTTCTTCTCGGCTGGTTTTTTTGCCATGTTCTGACCTTTCTATACTATTTTGCGGCGTTCTGCCGGCAGATCGGGATCCGCTCAGCGAAAAATAGTATCAGTTTAGAATAAGTGATCAACGCCGTCGGATACCCGGACTTGAACATTCTGACTATTGGCAGAATCGAGGACGGGTTCGAGAGCCACGGTCACGGATGGAGATTCTCCCTCGCCTCCGTTTGACTTCTCGACACTGTTGACTAACGTATGATCGGATGTAATATCAAAGAACGGCGCCGCCGTGCTGGTTCCGATCGTAAAGGCGGTCCCGTTGACGTCGTTGTCCTTTTCCCTCATCAGTCCGTCGGACCGGGAATCGTACTTAACCGTTGCATTGATCATAATTTTCCGGCCTTGGATTTTGGCGCCCGTGAAATTGCCGGAGTCAGGCGCAACAAACGAGATATCGTTCTCGATAACGATCTCGATTGAGCGAATATATAGATCGAGCGTATTGACGACCAACGTCCTCGGGGAATCGTGGTATGAGGGGGCAGTCGTTGTATTGAAAACTCGAGTCCCGGACGGAGTTGACGTCGCGACCTTGAATCCCGAGACAACGTTCATCGACATCACAGGGCGGCCGCCGTTATCATTCCCGGCCCATTTAAGAGTGAGGCTTTCAATCAGACACGACGGTAATTTCCATGAATCGGCCGTGATTTGACCCTCTCCGAATAGGGTGAAGAAATACCCCTCGTTCGCTCCAAAGTCTGTATCGTCAGTGCCGTCGATCGTATGGGTCGACAGGAACGGCGTCGTCCCGTCCTCAGTCGTTATAAAGCCGAGGGCAGCGTATAGAAACTCTTTCATGTCATAGCCGGAGGGGGTAAACTCCGGGACTGAATATCGTTGCAACTGACCGTTTGCCGTCGCAAAGTGGTCGCCGACATCCTTCATCGTAAGGCCGCGATTTTGATGTTGATCATCGCGGAATTTATTCGGCTCAAAATTGGGGATGTCGTTCCCCCTTAGCCGGAGTTTTGTCAGGGTCGCAGAATCGGCCGTCACGGTTCCGAACGTCGTTTCCTTGGCATAATGGAGAGACGCCCCAAATCTCGATAATACCTGTTGATCTAATGCCATTGTTTAGGCCTCCGTTAAATGCTTTCTGTTTCGCTCGAGAACGGACCGTTTGAGCTTTACGGATTCCCCCTCCCTGAGCTTTTTAAATTGTTCGATTGTGAGGTCGTCCCCGAAAGTCTCGAACCTCCTCAGAACGAATCGATCGGTCGCTTTGACCGAAATTACTTTGTCCTGGCTGGCGGCTTTTTGTTCCGGGAGGTTCCCTTTCTTTTTATTGGCAGACATTTCGAGATATCCTCAAGTTTATGCGTGATCGAGTTACGCCCGTAAATTCCTGATCCTCCTCAGTCACCTCCGGGTCGATGAAATTGAAGTCGTATTGCAACTCATACCAGTGCGGCCGGTTGATTTGCAGTTTCGACAAATGGTATGTGCTTTTCTCGGTTAGCTCTGATATAGTGAATCGGTCATCGTGCTCCGTCTTGCTATATCCGAATAGATTGAACACATAGATACGGCTCAGATTTCCCGTCGGATCGTCCTCGGTGTTTTCCGTGTTGGACGGGATGATCAGGACCATATCCTGAAAGCCGGTCATTAGATGGAGTGAATCCTCGATACCGGGAGGATGATCGGCAGGGACGACGAGGACAGCCTTTCCGAGGCTCTCAGCAAGGACCCGCTGTATTTCCTCAACTAATGACTGAAAGTGATTCACAAAAGGCATTTTACAGGCTCCGAATTATGCTCTTGTACCATGGGCGCCGATAAGGACATTCCTTTCTCAGTAGCAGGTTATGCAAGAACAGATTTCTCGGGACGTAAAAACCGATCCAGAGCATAACCGGAAACCAAAGAATCGACGCTATGCCGCTATAAAAAAGCCCAGCTGCGGCCGGGAGAACGAGTCCAAGGCCTTGATACGTATGACGAGCATCAAAGGACGGCCACAGACCCGACTCCCATTCAAAAACGCCTCGGGGGAAGATGTTCCATTTAACATCCCATGACAGGCCGTCGCCGGCTCGTCGCTGAGCGTCAAGTATAATCGTCTGGTTTAGGGTATCGAAAAACCCGGCAACGATTAGCATAGTGAAAAACAGCACAATACCCCCTTAATACGTTAATGAAATATTTCCGGCAGGCTGGACCGCCGGAAGATCCGAAAGGGGATGACAGATAAGCCTCCACTTATCGCCGACCTCAAACTGACCTCCGGTATCGGTTGTAAATTCGACCTCGACCCCGCGTCCGAGACTAATCCTCCGATTATGATTCCCGGACGCTCTCCGGACTGGCTCGAGCGTTTTATCGAACGTGCGTCCATCATCACGGCTTAGCTTGAATGTCGCCGCGTCAATGTCTCCGGCCGTATCGATTTCGACGAGCCAAATTTGCTTTGATGACCCCGAAAATCTGGATCCCTGCCAGTAATCACAATAGCCGTTCCCAGTGTTCGAGGATTGTTCGAATATGTTGACCCCTCCCGAGAGGCGATTATCGACCTGAGTATTCAAGGTTATGTTACCGCTTCGGATCTCCTGAATAATGCCGGGGGATCCGTCCTCGGGTCCTGTGTCCTCGTCAAAAGCCGGAGTATTGACCTCAAGCATTAATTGCCTTGCTCGCCGATCGTTATGATTGAATTGACGGAGAATCAGGGCGCAAGTCACCTTTGCGACGGCCTTGATTATCCAGTAATCATATTTTCGGCCTGACCTGGAGAGGTCGGTATCCGGGACTTTTTGAAAGGGGGTAGCATATATCGAACGGAGCCAGCCCTCGACCATTTCTGAGGCCTGAGCCCTCATACGTGTCGCCATGGCAAGCCAGTCCGGGCCGAAATGAATATCGACAAGCTGAGGTGATCCTGAGTTCAGGGTTTCCACGTATAGAGCGTCCTCCGACGCCTTATAATAGAATTCACCGGCTGTGATATCGTCCTCGGTTTCGGGAGGATCCGCTGTCAAATCAACCGACGCGAGTTCCCTCCCGTTCTCGAATACCATTTCAACGTACCCGGAGTTTCTCAGGACATAGATATTCCCCGAGTGCTTACGCCAAGGGCCGTCGACTTTCTCGAGGCCTCGAACCTGACGAATATCGGCGACAACGTCCGTTAGATCCTTGTCGAGGTTGCAGTATTCGACGTTAGTCGCCATTAGATATCCTCGGTATCAGGTTTTGGGTTTTTGGCCTCTTCTATCAGGCGGACGGCTTCATCATCACCGATTCTGATCGCGACCTTGACGCGGCGACTATAGAGAATCTTCATGTCCTCCTCGTCGAAAACCTCGAATACTTCATTCACCTTGAAATTATATCTCCGGCCGCCGATCTCGCAATTATGAGTCGTCAGGCCTCGAGCATAGCAAAAGCGTTCACGGGACTTGTTTTCGTCCGCTGCCTTTTTCAATTGAGCTTGAGGCGTTTCCGCGCCCGGGGTTTCTACGGCGGGCGCTTGCGGCGCCTTTTTGTCTTTATTTGACATTTTTTACACTCCTATTTTTTCGGTTAATGTGGAGGGGGTAGCGGGAAGGGAGATCAACCCGTACCCCCCTTACTCCACGGTCAGAACGACGGATCAGCCGGAACCCGTCTTAGTTTGAACCAAGGGAACTGGCAGTCGTGGCGACCCATAACGCAGCGGAATCAATGATTCCATACGTATAGATCCCATACCAGCCGATATTAACGAATCGGCCCAATTTGTCGAACGGTCCACTCACAACGCCGTCGACGGCGACAGATACCGCTTTCCCGAGGGCATTAAAGCCATAGAAAAGGGTATGATACGTATCAACCGTGCCGGAACCGGCGTCAGTGTTGATTGTGACCTGAGGATGAGAGATCCAGCGGAACCCGCCAAACATACCGACCTCGTTATCCCGGATTTCTTGGGAATTCTGGTATTTGTTGACGTCGAGCCAGCCTCCCGCAGCGGTCTCGGACCGCAAGTCGTGAATGACGTCGTCATGAGCGACAGCCCAGTAAGGACCACGGATCCCGGCCCGGACGAGCTTGTTCATTGCCCGACGGACGAGCAAGGCGTTCATGATATCAGTCGCGGTGACGTTTGCCTCAGCGGTTATCGATCCCGGATAAATGACGTTCGTCGACGCCTCAGCGGTCTCGATCAATAGCTTTTCCTGAGATTCCCGGGCGTGAATCGCCTCGACCTCAAAAGCAGCTAATCCCGATTGACCTCCTGACTGAACGCGGACAAGTTTCGTTTCGGTGACTGCGTCGCCGTACTCGGCCGGCGTCAGTTCGATTTCGGAATCGCTCATCGCGGTCGACGTGACGTCCTCGTCCTCGGTCAAGGCCGTGGTCGTGGGCGTATGCTTAGCGTACTTAGTCATACTGATCGATTTCGCGTTGATCTCTTCCTTAACGTCGACGGTCGAATCGAGACCGCGATCGAGGCCCTCACGGGCTGTGATGATGAATACATCAGAATAGACCTTAATCAGACGGTCGTCTAATTGGGTCGTTCCGGTCATGTTGGTTGTAAAAGGCATCTTTTACACTCCTGTGTCAGATTGTTATCCCTGACCTTTACTCTCGAGATCCATTTGAGCCTTGAGTTCGTCCATTGCCTTTTTGAGGTCGGCCCGGCTCTCAATCTTCCGATTCAGAAAAGGAACCTCCTCGCCGCCTCCCTTGCGGGTGTCGATCGGCGGTTTTTTGTCGTTATTGAAATTGAGCGTATTCAAGAATTCTTGCTTTTTAGTCAAATCGAGACCGGCCGCAAATTGTTGATGAGCTTCCGGGAGTTCTTTGATCTTGAGATCGAGAGAGGCCTCGAGATCTTGATTTTGTTTCTCGATTTGTTCCTTGAATCCTGTCAGTTCCGCGACTTGGCTGTTCGCAGTCTCCAATTTCTCGAGGGTCTTATTGTAAAGGTCCTCAAATTTGTTTTGCTTGATCAGTTCCTCGTCCTCGGATTTCTGCAATTTCGCCTTGGCGTCGTCCCGTTGCTTATAGGCGGCTTTCGCTTCTTTCTCGAGATGCTGGTTCCGATCCATTAGCTTATCGATTTGAGCCTGTAGATCCTCCGATCCTTTGCCCGCATCGGTACTATTATTACCGTCCCCCTCCGGGGTCGTTTTTGGATCGACGACTTGTTTGTCGTCAGTTGCTTTTACGTCCTCCGACGCTTTTCCGCTCATATTGCCCTCCGGCGCTATGTGGTTTTTGGTTCCCCTTGTAGGTCAAAGAATCCGGTTGCGAATTCCATGAACTCCTCGGGACTATCAAAAATCTGTTCATAATTGGCTAACGTCTCCCATTCGACAGTGCGAACACTGAATCGGGCTTTCCATTTGCCATTAACTCGAGTCACTTGCGTGATTTCTCGATCCTGTGTGGCCTGTTGAGTTCCCTCAACATCTTTGGCGGTCATGTTTGGCATGATGCCCCCTTAAATTCTTACTGTTACCGTTTGACTTTTGACAAACCGATTCCATCGCTTATCGTATTCGTCAGCAAAGATTTTGCCGAGCTTCTTTAATTCCTTTTTGGTCACGCCGCCGATTTTGTATTTCCCTCGACGCTCATGAGCGGACACGCGGACCGCCGGCTGTCCTGTCCATCCGATCGCCCCTTTACGCTTAGTTACACGGAGGACCCGGAGCGTATTCATCGTCTCGCCAGTGAGTCGAAAGTTCGGGGGGTCGACCTGTCTCGACAGCGATTTTCCGGTAAACTGACGATACCGGGTCCCGTCCTTGCGAGTGAATCCACGGCCTTTTTGAGCGGCGTATTTCTTGTCGTAAGCCCGGAACTTGCGTCCCCGGCGATCGCGGCCCTTGTCTGTTCTGACCTTGATCATAGTGATCGCGGCCGCGTTGATCTTCGCCCATACTTTAGGATCGAGCTCGAACGCTTTTTCAATTCCCTTTGGCATTATTGGATGTTCTTTCGCTTCATTAGTTTCCGAACTTCGTTGTTCATATCACCCATATTTGCCGCAACGACCCGACGTTCTTTCAGTCGTATGAATTTCAGACGGGGGAGGCCTCCCTCCTCCTCAGGGGGTAATACCTGTATCTCATAGCTCGGGACCTTTTCACCCTGATTGAGCTCAAAGAACGCCATAGAGAATCCGAAATATTGAGCGAGGGGTCCGATCGGCTGAACGCTCCGTATTAAAACGTGTTGCTGAATCATGAAAACGACCTCAGGACGTTCCTCGATACTCTTGATCGGTATCGCGAACCGGCCCGGCCGCTTAAAAATAGGATCCTTTGCATTGTTCCCCGTGGGGACGCCCGCGAACGGCTTCTTTTTGTTCAAACTCATAGCTTTCTCCCTTATAGTTCGTTTGCATAATCGGGGAGCCAAGTATGTTGGCAATTAAAAAATGGCTTACCCCCTAATATAAAATCGAGATCAGGATGTTCCTCGATATCCTGACGGGTCCATCCCGTTTCCTGACGAGGATCCGCGAGGGCATTCCGGCAAGCGTCCCGCGAGTTCTCGACAAGCTCGTTCGGCCAATATATGAACCGTTCGACTCCGGCCTCCTGATAAAGTCCGTCCATAACCGCACGATCAAACGCAGTCAAGGCGGTTTTGATCTCGACCGATGCCGATCGTCCTTTCGCCGCAAATTGTTCAGTGATCTCGGTCCGGATTTGGCCTTGTGGCCGATTGCTGAGCCTAACATTGAGAGCGAGCTCAAACATGTCGTCGGCGATTTCCGTTTTGAACAATCGATCGAATTTCGTCTTTTTGACACGGAGAAACAAGTTCAGATCCGATTCGTTTTGAGCGGTCAAAGCGAAAGGGATGTCCAGAGCCTCCGAAACCTTGGCCGAGTGTTCGAGGAGCTCCTGAAATATTCCAAAGTCCGCGACCGTTCCGTCTACGTCAAAAGACGGGAGGATCCGGTCCAGTTCATCGGCGAAACCGATCTCGATCAGGATCCTTTGAATCTCCTGAGGGTCGAATACCTCCGTCCCGACAATCTGGAGAAAGGCGTTCTCGAACTCCGTCGATGCCATGGCGAGGAGATCCTCAAGGACCCTTTGCTGAGCCTCGATAAAGAGGTCCTTATCATTTAGGGCTTTTCGGAGTTTCGTCGGCAATTTCGAAAACTCTCCTCTCTGATTCAAGAAATACAGGGGGCATCGATTCCCCGGTCTGGATCCACATCCAAACATTACCATGAAACAAAAACTTGATCCGGTCCCATATACCCATTTTCCAGCAAGACAGGCAACTCTCCCCATCGGTCCAGACTGGGACGCCTTTCGCCTCACGAACATGAGAGGGCAATTTCAATACTTTGATATGCCCGTAAAAATGGACAGGTCTAAAAGGCATTACCGCGTACCTCTCTCGTATACCCTGATGATGCTCGTCCGGCCGTCATACTTCCGGGATCCTGTCGTCCTCGTAAGCTCTGAGAGGACTCTCCAGTCCCCGAGCTTGCCGAACACGTTGTTCTCAAACTGGAATTGCATTTGAGTATTTCCCGTCCCCGTGACCGTGGCGACGTGTTCGGTCTCTACCCCGTCGGGATCAATCAAGACGATATTAGTCCCCGAGGTATCGGTCGACATGTCGGGATTTTTACACTCCAGAGTGAGGAGGACCGGCTGATTCAGATAGACAAAAATCTCCTGATCGACGTTGCTGTCCTCGAAATCCGAGAGATCAATTTCCTTTAGGTGATGTCGGTTTCTGTTCATGAGTCAGCCTCTATCGTTGATTTGAGGGTCACAGCCTCGGTTATCGTCGATTTCAGGGTCGCGGACTGGACGATCGTTGATTTGAGGGTCACAGCCTCGACGATTGTCGATTTGAGAGTCAATTTAACGATTCCCAAAGCGACGACGAATTCGTCCTTAGGCTGGAAAGTCGTCCGCTTTCCCGGGGTCCCTAAAACAGATAGTCGAGTCGTTGCCATAGTTACACGTAAATAGAAGTTAATAAGTGAACTTACATGTATTTCTACATGTATTTATACAATTATAAATTCGTCCGTTGCCGACGGGTTTCCATTGACCGCGACGAACGTCAGGACCTTTGTCGTCCCGTCATAGTCGGAGATTTCGGTCGCCTGATCCTTGAGGACTCCCGAGGTCCAAATCAAAACGCGGTCGTTATACTGATCGTTCCGGGTCTCGGTTAAGTCCGTGCTCATTTGAGTCGTCGAAAGAGTGCCGGCGATCGCTGCCCCCTCTACGATCGTATTAGCCGATTTAGCGAGTTTGACAGCCGCCGTCGTGCTGTTGTTAATGGCGCCGACGTTCGAGTCCATCTTTCCGCCTACAAGAGCGGATGGGAGACGTCCCTCGATAAGGTCAATTTGATTTGCCGCTTTGCCGGCGGTCGCCGCGTCGAGCTCTGAGAGCCTCGCCTCGGTCAAAGATGCACCCGGGAAGGGGGTCGAATCTGAAAGGATCGCGTCGCGCACTGCGTTAGCGTCGTGCGTCGATCGGTTCTCAATCTCTTCAATCACGGATCCAGCGACCCCCGCTCCGGCGTCCGTCAAAGCGATCTTGTCGGCTTCCGTCTTGATCAAATCAACTTGATTCGCCATTTTGCCGGATGTGGCCGCGTCAAGCTCGGACAAACGAGCCTCAGTCAACGACGCCCCGGGAAAGGGGGTACTGTCAGAAAGAATTGCATCTCGGACGGCGTTCGCGTCATGGGTTGAGCGATTTTCGATCTCCTCGATAACGGATCCGGCAACTCCGGCCCCGGCATCAGTCAGGGCGATTTTATCGGCCTCAGTCTTGATAAGATCGATTTGATTCGCGGCCTTTCCTGAGGTTGCGGCGTCCAGCTCGGAAAGTCTCGCCTCAGTAATGGAGGCGCCCGGGAATCGGGTCGCATCACTGACGACCGAGTCTCGGATCGTGTCGGTCGGATCTGCCCCCTCAATCTCGAGAGTGTTCACGTCAATCTGAGCGGCATCAGCGACCGCCGGCGCCGCCTGAGTCCCGTCCAAGTTAAGACGGTAACGAATTTGATTTTTCTCGGCCGTTGTCCAGTCGGAACCCCCTCCGCCTCCGGGCCCGTTTTCGAGGGCTGTCGTCGTGAATTGAGTTACGCCTGACCCGTTGTTCTGAACGATCTCGTTCGCCCATGCCGTCGCGACGCCCGGGGGAGAGGCCGGGTCATAATCGGCATTAAAGAAGTGATCGAGATGTAAGGCGACTAAGGCGTCATTGACCTCGGCCTCGATCGCGGTCTCGCCTGATGTGGTCAGGGCGTCAACGGTCACGGCTCCCGATGAGAGATCGATCTCGCCGGCGGCGGTTCCTGAGACAACCCGAACCCGTCCGTTCGCATCGGTATCGAGGGCGTAAGCTCCCCCGGTTATAGCGTCCCGGATCGAGTTGATTGCGGCCGTATCGAGCGAAACGACGTTCGTATCACTATCGTCATTAACAACGACCTGAACGCGGTCTCCTGAGGCGATTGTGAACTGAGCTCCGGCCTCGAGGGTCAAGGTAAGGGTCCCCCCGTCCCAGTCGGAAACGATCGCCGTACCTTTTCGGGATCCGTCGACGTTGTCTGTGAAAATAGCGAAATGACCGTTCAGGACGTCGTCCTCTTGCGGACCCGCGTCCAATATCAGCGAGGTCTGAGTCGTTGCTGTATCGACCTGAGTATTCGCCAAAACGTCGGCCGAGGTATTGTAAATTTGGTCATAGGTGAACGTCCCCGTCGCGTCGCACAATTCATAAGTGACGCTGTTGATCGTTACCGATATCGATTTCCAATGGAGACGAATCGTATCGCCCTCGGCGAATCCATCGACAGCCGGATCAAACGCCCTTTGTAAATAGATTTGACCGGCCTGTTCTGAAAGGGCTGAGTCGGTCGTCACGGCGATATAGGTTCCGGTCCCTGAGACCTTCCGGGCGATTGAAACGGTCCCCGGGGTGATCTCGGCCGTTGTGGGGAGGTCCCCGAATAGATCAGTTATTCGCCAGCCGATACGGAAAAGGCCTGTCGACGGGTCGATCTGAGTTTCCATCCGGGTAAAAATGATTGCGTGAAGATTATCACGTATCGCATTGAGAGCCGAGGTCGCGAAAACGTCATCGGTGAACGCATCGGTCGCGAAATGTTCGGCCGCGAAAGCGTCGTCGGCGATCGCTGAGGCCGTTATCACATCAGCGGCAAAGGCGCCGACGTATGAGTCGACCCGGCCGCTCTGTAAGGCGTTGGGAGCGGTTCCGAGCCATTGAGCGACGTCAGTCTCGAGCTTGTCGGATCCCGCGTAAGAGTCATACACATTTGCCGGCACGACGAGAAAGGTCTCCCAAACCGGGAGAGCTCCGGTCTTGTGAATCTGAACCGTTAGCGGTCCGAGAGTGCCAGTATCGGCGACCGTCAGGGGGCATTGATACCAGCCGTCCGAATCGTGAGTCGTGGTCGGAGATGTTGCTGAGGTTTGGGCGAATGCGCCTCCGTTCTTGCTGATCTGTATATCAGCCTGAACAAGAGATAAGGCGGTTTCGGCCGTCTTGCCGTCGTCCTCGTCAATAAAGGGACCGATTCGGAAAGTAAAGGCGGTCGATTGCTTGAGTAGCTTCATACGGCTCTCCGTCTGTTCATATAATGCCGCTGTTTGGCCGGAACATTGTTCCCTCCCGCCGCCTCAGCGATAGAGTAAATATTCCACCATGTATTAACATTAGCCGACCCGCCTTGAATATCGATATCGCCGTCAGGATTACAACGCAGCGGGAGCCAAGTTTTCGAGACTTCGCCGGATACCTCCGTATTTCCGTCGTCGGTTCTTATCGAAAGAGTATCACCGCCGCCGCCGGCTTTCTCGGTCTCGAGGATTGTCCCGAGAGCGTTCGTATTTATCGAGCGGGTCGTCCAATTTCCATCCGTTACGGAGATATCGGTTCCGTTTGCCGAGTCGGTCGTCCAGTCGTTTGTTAGATACCCGAGTATTTTGAAATCAAGAACGGTCGACGAGATATACATATCCATTAGTTCGCCGGTTTGCAGCGGGATCAATACTCCGGTTCCTCGTCCGACGTTATCCTGAATCTCGGTCGTTCCATCGCCGGCCCGGGCGCCGAACGTGTTTGTCGAATCAGTCGTCGGATATGCCAAGGCGATCAAATGAGTCGCGCCGGCCGCAGTTTCAGCCGTGACGTCGATTCCCTCGATCCATGAACCCGTAGTCGTTTGACTCTTATCCTTGCCATTTGCAAAGAACACGGCGTTCGGACCAAAGAAAAATGACGTATAGAAATCGACCTCACTCCAGTCCTCACAATAGAATTCCATTTCGTCGTTGCCGTCGATCCCGCAAAAATAGCCGACCATGAACTCGGCGAGTAAGGTGAACTTGAAATCGTCCGGCGTTCCCGCCCCCTTCATCCTCCAGCCGATTTCGAGATCCGTCGTCGTCGATTTGTTCTTGATTATCCCCGCGACTCCGGTTCCGTTTGCCGGCCAAGATGCGTGAGCTCCGGCGTCAAAGGTCTCGTATTGAGCGTCCGTCGGCGCCGTGAACGTGATAGTCTCGGGGTTTGTCAACCAAGTCGCCATTAATTATCCTCGTTGCCCTCTTGAGGTTCCGCCGGAGAGGGAGGCGTCGCCGTGGCCGCCTGTCCGATCGCGTTAAATATGCCTGTTGTTCTCGCTGTCAGGCGTCGATTTACGTCACGATTTTCCTCGATCTTTTTCTCGGCCTCGGCCCGGGTCATTCCCGGGAATCGTTGCATTAGCCAGTCTATCGGGGTCGACAAGTTGTATTTGAGGTCCTCCTCGCGTTCCCGGGAGACTTCATCGATCGATTTTGGAAATTCCGGTTTGACGAACTCCGTCTCGAGAGATGCCCCCTCCGGTATTTCGTATTCGCTGAGGCCATGGACCCGGGACATTTCTCGCAAAATAGCAAGGTGATCCTGTTCGAGCGGACGATAATGATCGAGGTCGTCCTCACGGGCCTCCAGTAAATCGAGGTTGCTCACGACAAGAGCGAAACCGCTCATCGGGTTCCCTGACTCCCGGAAATTGGCTTTCATTCCCCAGTTTGCAAGCTCGATATTTAGCCACCGCTCAATAAACTCCATTGTTTCGACAAGGGAGGGGGAAAAATTGATCGCCCCGATCTCGTCGTCTTTCTCGAGCTGGATCACTTCCGTATGGCCGACCTTGAGTTGAGGCTGTCCTTTGTCGTTTTTCGGGAGCTTCTCGGTATTGCGGATTTTGCTCCATAGCTGAGAGAACGATTGAAACCGGATCCCGTGGAGGGCCGCATAAATAGCGAGGATAAGGTTCTGATTTACCTCGACTAATGACTTTGCGCCTGTCGTCCAATAAAAATCGATATCGGGCGTACTATAGTCGACGATCGGCATTCGGCCGTAAGGATTGATCCCGTCAGGGAATGCCGGGTCATAGCTGACGACCCCGGCCTTGTTAATGAAAAAGTATTCGTCGTCTGATATACAGAGAAATATCGGATCCGACACTTTCTTTCCGTTCGCCTGAGGGGGCATCGGGATTTTATACCCGATCGGATAGATTTCATTGTCGGCCGAGAATATGGGCTCGTATTTGTCCTCGATATACCAGAGAAAGCCGCGTTCCTCGTTCCACGTCCAGCGAAAGAGGAGATTGTTCAGGAGGTTTTTGTGACGCTCGGCCTGTTTGAGCATAACCTGAAAGGCGGGATTGTCACTCGTAAAAGCGTTGAATCCGTCGTCCTTTATCGGGTTTCCGCTTTGATCCAATAGGACCCGAGTCGGCTGTTTCTTATAGACGAGTGATCGCTTATCGATGACCCGTTTCGTCAGCCTCGAGGACATGAAAGGCAACATCCGTTTTTCAGCAAACCCATATTGAGCGAAATACGAGGCTTTCGATTGCTGATTGTCCTGATAAAAGTCGAGCATCTTATCCCGGAGCTCAATTCGTTCTTTCCGTGCTTTCTCCCTCGCCGAGAGGATGCTCTCTAATACGAGTTGCCTCGCGACTGATTCAAATAGATCGGGCATCGGTTCAATTCTCCTCTATGCTCTTGCAATGACCCCGGCGTGAGCCGTGGAAACTTTGTATAGGTAGGACATCGGGTATCCGAGGGCGTCGGACGAGTGCGTCCGTTCCTTGTCGGATTTATCAAGCTCCCCGGATTGATCCATGACAACTTGTTCGAGGTCCTCCGTGAGGTCTGGACAGGCCTCCGTATCGATCGTCAATATATTGTGACTGAAACAGCGGTTCATTGAGGCGAGACGGTCCCGGATAAATGGATTCTTATCATCGGCGTATACATCAAACTCGGGATGAGAGCGGATGATCTCGAGGTCCGACTGACTGGCGTTCGTGCTCCTGTTCTTGCCGGAGGCATCAGGATAAACGCGGAATGCCCAGTTCGGATATTTACGGAGGATTTTCTCGCACATTTTCGGAGTGTTGGCGTTCCCCCTCAGGACGATCTCGTCGAACACATGGACGCGGCGCCGCTTAGGATTATGAACGAAAAGCTCACAGACCATTTTACCGACGTTGAAATCCCATCCGACCCCAATATACGGATACTTTTTGATAACCTTGGCCGACACTCGCTGATTGTGGCGATCGCGATCGAAAGAGTAATAAGCGGCCATACCGTTAATATTGACAAATTCGGCGTTAATATACTGATCGACGAGGACCGGGTCATATTGATCGTAAAGGCTCGCGATATAGTCAGGGGGTAAGAACGGATTGTCGGTCGTTCTCGCTCGTATGAGGGGGCCGATTTTCTTCTTATGGAATAGCTGATACGTTTCCCGGAATCCCTCAGGCGTCGTCGATATTGCGATCGTCGTTCCCTCGCCGGATCTCAGGCGGCCGAGACACTTCCTCCATAAGATTTTCTGTTTACCGGGTTTGATTATGTCAAATTCATCGATGATAATATCAGTCGCCTCGAACCCGACGATATTTTCCGGCCGGTCCCCGCTACGGAACCAGATTTCCCCCTGCAATCCTCCAGAGTCGACGAGGATTTTCCGCTGACCCTGTCCTCCGACAGTGCGATGATTGATCCGGTATTTTGAAAAGAGGGTTTGAAAATCAGGGAGGTTTATATCTTCGATCATGCCGTTCGTCGGCGAGATCATGCAAACGAGAGCCCGCTCCCGTTGCTTGAGGAGTTGCATCGCCCGGTATACGTCGGCCTCCGACTTACCGGATCCGAACCCCCCGAGAATGCCGATATACTTGTCTGACGTGTTGGCGGCGAATTGTAGCTGATGGGGAAGGACCTTTAATTTTGCCCTGACGTCAATTTTTAGGAATCTCCTCGAATTCAAAGTCGACTGTTTTCGGAGCTCGATCGTCGACAAAGTCTTTGTGTACGGACTGCCAGCGGGAGGAGCGATTAACAAGGAAAAAGATAATAGCAGTATCAGACGGAGCCCGCCATTTAGTAACGGTGCGAGTCTCAGTCCGAATGACTTTATCCCCTTCCTTGATTTCCTTGACGTAAACCTCATGAATTTCCTCGCCGAGAACTTTTCTCATGAGGGCGTTTTCTGCCCTGTCGATATTAAAGTCACCTTGATCGGCTTCCCCCTTCACGATCTCGTCGTCGAACTTATGACGATGACGCCTCCACGTCGAATAAGAGATGTTAAGGGCCTTTGCGATTTGCTTCTCAGATAAGCCTTTTTGCTTACACTGGAAAACGATCAATCGCGCCTGTTCAGTGACTTCGAATTTTTTGTGACGGGGCATCTCTCCAGATTCCTCGCTGCCCCCTCCGGGGCGTAAAAACGAAAGGTCAAGGAAACACTCACAGAGAGAGCTCCCCTGACCTTTGTCGATGATGGTTCAAAGCAATCCCTTAATAATAATATATACGGGAGGCCTCGAAATCAAAATGCTGAAAATCATTTGTTCATCGTTCGGTGATTTAAATCAACTGCGAAATCCTCATCGCTTTCTTGAGAGGTATCCCGGAATTGAACATTTTTTCGACAAGTTCGAGGTCTATCGCGAGCGTTGTAAAATACTTATCGTTGTTTATTCCGGGCTCTGGATAAACCTGATCGCGGCTCGTTCGGTTCTCATGTTGTAATTTTAAATTCGATCTCTTGAGGGCCGCGATCGCCTCGTTCAGTTTCTTCTCGCGGATACCGGCGTCGAGCAACTGACGGACCGTTCTCTGAACATACTCGGGGATTTGACCGACGGTCACGGATTCGTCGAGCATCAGGATCGAGGCGATTTTCTTGAGGACTAAGGGGGTATTCGATCGCTTAAATACGTCGAGTTGTCGGTCGAGATCGCCGTTCAATTGGATCTGTGCCTCGAGCTCCCGCTGTACTTCGTGGATCTTGGCCGCCTGTTCGGTATTCTTTTGGTGTAACTCGTTTTTTCTCCTGACGATACGTCGGACGTAAGTCGGGAGCTTGTTCCGGTTTGGATATGAGGATCCCCCGAGCTCGGTCATCGCCCCGTCGACGAGGTCGGAGTCCTTGGTCCGATCGGCGTTCAGGAGTTCCGCCAGGCGGATTTTTAACAGGTCATAGGGCTCCTCGTCCGTCACTTCTTGGGCAGGGGGTATAAATTCATGGGCGATTGAATACAGGAGATGGTTTAAATATTTGTTTTCGACCTCGAGGCGAATCAGCAATGATTCGGCGTCCTCGACAAGATTGATCTGATCCCCTTTCATTGCGTGAGCATTTATTTTTAGATGCCGCTCGAGAGTAACCTCCCATTGCTTGAATATTGCGAGTAACTTGTGATTGTATTCACGGAGCTTTTTGTTCGCCTGTTCATACGACTTTTTCCCGTCAATGACTTCTTTGATAACTCCCGGCATCAGGTCATACGGGGGCCCCTGAGTCAGTTTCACCTTGCTATCGAAAAGGCCGGCGATACGGTCGAGGACGTCCTCATATTGAGCGTAAAAGGCATGTGAGGATTTCCGGGTATGCTTATTATCTTCACGCTGATCCTTGATCGCTTCGACGGCTGTTCTCAACAGTTCATTGATAGGGGGCATAACGTCCCCGGACTCATCTCTCGGCTTTACGAGCTCCCAAAGTGCGGCAAGTTCAACTCTGATTTCCTGAGCTTGCTGTTTCTGCTTATCTGACATGACTTTCTCCCTGATTAATAGCTGATTAAGTGAAATTTAACTGCAAATTAAGTGTCGACCCGGGCGGCTTATTCTTGAGTTTCAATGAATTTGAACCGGGCGATCTCGCCTTTCATCTCGACGACGCTGAAATCATATACCCATACCCAAGGATTCGGAACCGCGAAACTCGGTTTTCCCCTCCGCTTTCCGAGATAGTGATAATTCATTCCGGTATGGGCTGGCACATCAAACCGAACGTCGTCGCATTCTTTGACGGCGTCCTCAATCGTCCAAGGATACGAAACGAACTCACGGATCTCGCGAACATTGTCCGACGATCGGCCGTAAATCGCTTTCGGCTTTCGATTTATCCCGTTCCATATTTCACGATATCGGTCGACGAGCATTTTATCAATTGAGGAATCGAGGGCCTCCTCCTCGGTCGGCATAGCTGCCCCCTCCCTGACGCAATCCCGGGGGGATATATCGATCAACCGTTCCGGCCATACCCGATTGATTTTGAGCAAGGTCCGGGCGTGTTTCTTTTTCATGAACAAGGACGGGGTCCATTTGATCGGCTGACCTCCGAAATCGGTTCGGGTTTGCCAGTCCGACCAATAATAAACGAATTCGGCGTCTTGTCCGGGCTCGACGAATGTCGTCTCTTTCATCCAAAGATAATCGCCCTCAACCCCGAGAGGGGGCAAAGGATTTAATCCGGGGTCCGTAGAATGAAACGTGATTTTCTTCGTTTTCATGTCGACGAAAGACGGCTGAGGCTTAATTACGCGGCGTGTTTGGGTCTTGAGGCCTGATCTCACAAGGGACTGATTCTCCCGAGTGAAAAGGACAGGCCTCGACTTTGGCTGATCCTTTTTCATTACATTCTCCCTTTTTAATGCGTGTTCAGTTTGGTCTATTTGGTCGCGAGGACCAAACCGCCAAGGACTAAACAGGCAATCACGATACAAACTATTAAGAACATGGCTTTCTCCTCATCATCGATTAAGGGTTTGCTTTATGGGCCTCCTGACATCCGTTTCCGAGGTTCTTTCAAGTTAGTCATGATGGATTTTAGAGACAAAGTCAGATCAATTTCGATCTTTGGCTCTACTCCGAACAGGCTCGCGGTCAAAAAAACGAGCTTACCTCCGTCTGATTCGTCGATTATGGCGAGTTTCAAGTCATCATTACAGGCGAACCCGTAAAGATACCGGATATTCTTCCCGGAATAATGCTCCTCGAGGACGCTGAGGGCGCACAATTGGACGAAATCAGGATCCGTGAGGTCTCCGAACTTCAAATCGGTCATAATAAACATTCCCTTTTTCGTAAGATCATAAAAAACAAGGCGAAACCCGGCGTTTCACGTGAAAAGTCGAGCTCCGCCGGCGGTTCAGTTTCGCCTATTGTATGACGAAATGACGTCAATAACCACTTTCGCGAGCTCGGCCCTCAAATCCAGTATTGCAAGGCATAATTCGAGCTTTGCGCGAAAGAATGTCCCCTCGGTCCCGGAGAGGAGCTCCTCGTCCGATACCTCGATTTCAGTGAGGCCGGTAATCTCTCGTAAAACATGGATCCTTATGAGGTCCTGACCGTCGATCATTACCAATTTCCCCCTATTGTTTCGGCCTCTCCGAAACAGCAAGGACCACAAAGGCCGGTATCTCCGACCGTGGGCGTCGCCTCGCAATTCGAACAGGATGCGGTCCAGTTTTTGCGGAACGCCGCCTCGTTTTCCTTGGCTGGCATAACGAGGGCCCCGGCGTCCGTCTGTTCGACGTTCAACTCATGACCCGGGGCAGGGATCCCCATTAATATATCCTTGATCATTCCGCGACCTTTCTCGGCCAAGTCAGGACGATCGACAGCGAACGAGATGAACTGAGCAAGTGAATCGAGGTCCCTGATCACATCACCGAATATTTCGAGGATCAAGGCGTCTTTCATCTGGCTTTTAGCCAAAATCAAAACATCATCACGGTTATCGGGGTTCTCAAGATGCTCTGCGGGGACAAGTTTTTTGATTCCAAATTCGACCGCGAGATCGAGCTCGACGGATCCGTCTTTGTTCGGTTTTTCTTTCGGTTCTAACGATTTACGGTCAATCATGCTATTCTCCCTATTTGTTCAAATAATGGCAAAGTTGATATTGAGTTCGGGGAAATCCAGATCATTTCGGTCCGCTCGTTCGCTCCATCGGCTAAAGCCCGTTTCGCTTTTACATCCCATCCGGGGAGTAAATCACGATAGAGCTCTGATTCATAGCCGCTGATAATGGTCTTTCCCTCGAGTGTTTTTACGAATTCCAACATTTCGATATGTTGCTCGTCGTTCATCTCAAATTGATAACCGTGAGCGGCCGGCCGCGTCCGCGTCGAGTGAACATAAGGCGGGTCGAGGTAGTTGAGAGTCTGACTCGAATCGTGCTCTCTCAATACTTGCCTGTAGTCCTTATTCTCGACAGTGACGCCCCTCAGACGATCGACGAATAATTTGATTTGTTCCGGGTACGTCCTCCAGTCGTGCGCCGGCGTAGTATAGCTTTTTTTCGATCCGGACCGGAATCCGGTTTTCATTTTTTTAGTGATCCCATCGGATCCGAACCCCATGAACGAGCGGATTATCGTCCGTCGAGCCGCTTCAATTTCGCAATCGGTTTCCTCGTATGACAGCTCGAACTCAGACCTCGCAAAGGGGGTAAGCTCGATTTGTCTCGTCAAAAATTCGGCCTTATCCGGGTCACGTAGAACCCGGAAAACATTGACGATCTGAGAGTCGAGGTCGTTGTATATCTCGGCGTAACATCTCCGTTTTTTCATGAGTATCGAACCGCCTCCCCCGAATGCCTCGACGTATATCCGATGATTCGGGAAATGACTGATTATCCACGACGACAAGCGGAATTTTCCTCCGTGATATCTTAAAACCGCTCGTTTCATCCTCCCATTACCTCTTTTCGGGCCTCGTTAATCCATTCGACGACATCGATCTCGATCTCGAAATCATTATCGATTTGAAGCGGCTGAATAATGTCGAACTTGAATTTTTGGTGAAATGCGTGAGCCGTTTCCTCGTCGAAAAGCTCGAGAATGATCGCTAAGGCCAATTGAGCCGGCCCGGATCCGCCATATCCCCACGAAAAGCCGTCAGGCGAGTGATTCCATATCCTTTGACTTGCGACAGGGAGGAGCTCTTTTCCGTCGATAAATACTTGACGTGTTGCCGCGACGCCTGTGATTTTATGAACATTGGCCGGCGTCTCCTCCTCAAAATCAAATGCCCCCTGATTGTCCGAGGCCTCAGGCTCCCAAAATGCAGCGGAAAGTCCTTTCAAGATATTGTGGACGTCAGTCATTTGATTGATTTCTTTATCCTTGGCGTGTTGACTCATATTCCCCTGATCAACTTTTCGACCGTATACTCGCTCTCTCATGCTGAGCTCCCGGGTGACGCATTTGATTAAATCGGGGAGGGTGTATTCTGCCCCCTCAATGGGCGCCGCGACAAGTTCAACGAAATCCGCGATCGTTTTCAGTGCGGTTAATGCCGACATCTTGTCTCCCCCATGATTGAGGGTATCGCGAACCATTTCGAATAATCCTTTGATTGTGCTGTCCATGCTGTTCTCCCTTATTGATTTCCGTTAAACTGATTGAATAGTTACGTCCGAGGATCCTGACCCGAAAACCTCGTCGGCTAATCTTGCTTGAACAACATCCTTAAACCACCATGTCGGATACTGACCATTGTTCGCGGCCTTGATCTCGTCGATCGTGTCGTTCCATTCGGCGTCATTCTTTGATTTCTTGAGTTTTGCTATAGCTTGTTCCTTTGTCATTTTCTTACCCCTTGAATTGTTTGGTTACTATGTCCCGGATTTCATCCCGGGTATGATTTCCGTTCGGCTTATCCATATTGATTAACTCAGCGAGGCCTCCGGCGATCGGGGTATCTTCTTTGAATTGCTGGACCCAGTCGAAAAATCCGCTCGGCACATCGTAAGGCGTTTCGATCGACTTGATCAGATACCCGGCCCCCCTGAGCTTTGACTCCGTCTCGAGGCGATAGATCAAATAGTCGATATGATCGTGAATCGTCCTCAGTTCGTGATTTTCGGTCAATTGGGTCGCTTTCTTTTCAGCGACCCCGAAAAAGGTCAATCGCTTGACCGTAACGTCTTTAAAGTAGAACGTCGTCGAGGTGATACAGAGAAAGCCGTCCTCGGTCAGGAAACCGAGATCAACATGTTCCGGCCTTACTCTTTTTCTACTGTACTTTGCTTTACTTTGCTTTACGGCATAACTACATGTAATTTCGGGGGTTTCTACATGTAGGACCCCCGGGGAATCAGGGCGCCCGGGTAATGGCCGGCGACGGTTCCGGTATAGGGGAGCCAGCCCATCGACAAACGATTGATACCAAACGACGCGACGATCTTTCCATAGTTCGGGATCGACTTTGTTCAATGCGACGAGGAGATCGACAAGAGCGATCAGGACCTCCTCGGTCACTCGACAATAAGCCGAGGCGTATATCAGGTCCTCCCCGTCCTTGAGGCTTAGATAATGCCCGTCGGACTTGCAAAGCATCTCGAGGAGGCGATAAAACGCCGTGTATCCGTCGTTCCCCCATTTCTCGAGTATTATGAATAACGTCTTACCGTGTTCGGCCTGATGAGGGAAATATTCGGCCGTGTCCTTTTTTGATCTCATGCGGCCCCCGCCTGTTTAATCTGTTTCCATTCCTTGAACGAGGCAATCTCCCGGTATAAGTGGATCCTGATCTCGGTTCTCGGCTTATGTGAATAATATAGTTTTGTTCGGTTGTCAACGATCCGGGAGTCGTCGGTCCATATATGGCCGGACAGGGCGTCCCAAATCGCTTTTTCAATGTTGTCCGAGTCCGGTTTCTTAATCGGCCGGAGGTATCCCTCGGCCTTAGCCTCTTTTTTCCACTGGGGATCCGACGAGGGGATACTCATATAGGCCGTAATCTCGATCATGATCGGCCCATCGTGGAGCGTTTTCCGTTGCGGGGTGCAAAGGCGTATTAATTTCGTGTTGGACTTGTTCCGATCGGACGGATGAGACCGGATAAACTTTCGGATGAAAGCTACGAACGTCGAGGGGTTTCGATCCGGTCTTTGAGCGTAAAACGATGCGAGGAACGCTTTCCCGTTGAAAAAATGCCTGTGGCGTTCCTTGGTCGGCGGTTCTCCCTGAACCGTAAAGGAAATGACTGTCGCCATGACTTACTCCTGTTTGATGAATGATTTCCGTATACCAAAAGTCGCCGCGAAACCGATGAGGAGGCTCTCCTCGATCATGGCGGCATTGAGGGCAAATTCTCGGATTCGCTTTTCTGCCCTTAAGCGAATATTCGTAATCTACTCCCATATTGTGAAAAAGCAAGCTAACCGACCAATTAATATCGCGTGAGTTGACGATTCTCATTAAACCGCAATTGCCGGAGACTAGTCCGGCCGCTTTCCTTGCGAGATATTTATCGTCGTAATAGCTCGTCCTGTGCTGATACATCCGTTGTTGAATATCCCCGGAGGATCCGATATAATGCTGAACCCTCCGCTCCATTTTTCCACTTTCGGATATATAGGGGAGCCAAAAATGAATGAGGTAGACTCCCCGCATATTACCCCCTCCCGAACTTCGCACTCGCGGCCGCCGGCGAGAACTTGAATCGATTCTCCGGGTCACTGCCCTTTTGCATGATGATCGGATAAGTCCGTTTCCTCGTATCCCATCCGATCAACGTAAAACCGGATGTTGAGGTCTGACCGAGCCAGTCGGGACTCATCTCATAATATTCGCAGTTGTTGAGGTACGCGTCCTTTAATTTCCGGTCCGGATCCACATTTCTATCGATAAAGGTCAGGCGCCCGGGGGTGAATTCTCCCGTTTTTTCGTCATAAGTGCCGGCGGAGGCCTGACGAATGTTCAGATTATGCTTTGCGGCGATTAGATCCATCATCTCGCGAAAGTCTCGAGCCAGCAATTCGGCGAATTGTTGAGTCATCCTCGATTCCATGATTTTCTCCCTGATTGAATGTTCCTTAGTTTTGCGACAAGGCCCTCGGCAAAGGCCCTGTGAGACGGAGCGACGAACGCGATCGGCGTCGCATTCTCCCGGCCCCGGCTGTCTCTCGTTATCTGTTTCACAATTAGCGTATCTGTGAGCTCAAAACGGATCGTTCCGCCTTTACCCTCTTCGTTGTCGACTTCATCGACAAACAAGGGGGGATCGTAAGTCCCCTCTTGAATGACGTATTCGGTAATAGGAAAGGAAGATTCGCGGCGACGCGATCCCATTAGAAACCCTCCGGCTGATCAGGTTCGTGAGGGGGTAACTCCTCGTCGTCGAGGCCGTCTCCGGGACCGAGGGTGTCAGGGCCGGATTCAGGGCTGTCGTCGTCGCTTTCCTTGTCCGGCGTATCCTCCCCCGTGTCAGGGCTGTCGCCGCTCTCAGGCGATTTTTCGCCCTCTTCCGGTCCGTTCAGGAGCTCGTCGATCGTTTCATTCCATTCGAAATCAAATTGATATTGCTGAGCGGCCGCGATCTCGTTCGACTTCATAGGCCGGCGGTCGACCTCCTGTCCGCTTTCCTTGCTGATGAAAATAACGTGATTTGATACGAGGTCATAAACGCGGGTGCATTCGAGCTCGCGTTCCTCGACTCCAAACTGAACGACACGCGAGTGATAAAACAGTTTGTTTCTCTGTTCTTCGATCTGTGCTTTAAATTTTGCCATAGCCTCGCGTTTCCGATCCTCGAGGTTTTGGATCTCCTGTAAAAATTCAGTGAGCAATTTCCCGCGACTGAGGAGCTCCTCCTCGGTCAGTTTGACGTCGCAAGTATGATTAATGACCGTTGCGTCCTTCATCGGTTCCGGCGTTTTTTGATCTTTTTTTGTCATTTTGAGAATCTCCTGTTTTTCAGCTACTATATATTGTTTGATCCATTAAGGCGGGGATCAGCCAGTCCTCGCGAACTGGCGTCACCCCTATCCCGGGGAGGGAGGTCAAGGGGGAGGAGGGTTCGGTGAACTCCCTCGCTCCCCGTCGCTCGAGCGGCTACTTATCAGCGGCCTTTAGAGCGGTCATCCAAAAGTGGAGCTTTTCCTCTGTGTGAGCTTCCTCAGGACCCGAGGACCACGTCTCGAAATCTTCGACTTGTTTCGCTTTCAGACTCGACTTGACTTTCTCGAACAACTTGACCGCGTCTCCGATATCAACGATATCAGCGGAACCCTCAGCGGCGGCCGTGTCGTCGTCCTGAACCTCAAACTCCTCGACAATAGTGACCTGACTCATGTCAATATCGCCCGGATCCGTCAGGAACGCCTCAGGCGTCGTGATCGTGTTTTCCATGGACAAAGCGGTCTTGTATTCAACGCTCATCGGGAGGTAAGCCTCGAGGCGCCTGATCGCAGTCTTGCGGACCATTGCCTCATAATCGTCGACCCATGGGCCCCGGTCTTTCGCCTTGGATCGTTCGCGATACTTGGCGACATCTTCCATCGACATGACGATGAAGTTATAACCGCCGTTCGTGTATTTGGCGACTGAGTAAACATAAAGAGGATTTCCTCGGTTCGTCACGGCCGGCTTATGGACGAGGTCAGGATTCAGGCCGAGCTCATACCGGAACTCGTCGTTCTCGTATACCATTTCCGCGTAAATCGTGGAGAGGTCCCCGGAGCGTCTCGCGAGATTAATGATCCCCTTGTACCCCCTGATGAATTGCGCCTCTTTCTGTTTGGTCCGCTTATTGTAGAACGGGACGAGGTAAGCCTGACCGAGCGTCGGGTTCAAGTCGAGGCCGAGCATTGAAGAGGTAAGAACGCCGCCGATAATCGAGAGCTGAGAACATTCGGCGAGGCCCGGGTTCTGACGGAGGAGAGTCGTCACGATCTGAATCATTTTCTCCGGGGTCAAGTGTTTCGGGAGGACGTTCGCGATCATGGGGAGATATTGATTCATAATATCTTTGATTCCCTCGGCCGCCAGTCCTTGAAACGTGGCGACGCCTTTCTCGTTACGCTTTGCGAGCTTCATCGCGGCCGCTGCCTTATCCTTGGTTTTTTTGGCGATGTCATTTCCGTTTGTTGTCATGATTTTGACTCCTAAATATTAAAAGTGAGAATTCTATCCTTAATTGATCTCTATTTATCAAATGGCCTGATTACTTCTTGATATTGAACCGACGGGATCCGGCCGAAAATTTCGAATACTCCTCATAAATCTCCGGCTTTTCTTTCTTCAATCGACTCGAATCAACTCGCCGCGAATCCTTTGATTTCTTCCAAGTTGCAAGCGCCTTTCCATCGACGACGATTTTCTCGGCGTCTCCCATCTCATCTTGAATTGTCAATACATGTTTCGTCTTTTGTTCGACGAGTTGAGCGATCGACTTATCGAGCCTTATGATATGGCCGTAAGCCTGTTGCGAGGCCTGTGACGCCTCGACGACTTTCCCGTCGACATGGCTCGGGTGTTGCTGGAGGACATCCTCGGTCCTGATTGCCGGCGGCGGGATCCGCTTGAGGACGTGATCGTTCCAAAAGGTCGAGGTCGCCTCGAGGATCATTTTCTCAAACTCGAGATCGCGTTCAAATTCGAAAACCTTGAAATCGCGACCGTCCGTCAGGAGTGCAATTTCCCCCCATTGACAGCCGGAGCACATCATTTGTAAGACGAGTTGAGCATAATACGACGACGGGATCCCCTGATCCCAATTTCGGGCCGCATTACCCGAGGCGGTTTTCATCTCGAGGACGCCGGCGGTCGCTCGTCCGGTCCCGACGATCTTGCGATCCAGATTGACCCGGAGATAATCATAATCGGGGTGAATGATTTGCTGATTCACTCGCTGAACCTTGTGAGCGGTCTCCATGGTGTACCGTTCAGCGACAGCGGGTTCGAGGACGAGGCCCATTATCATAGCCTCATTCATGGGTTTGATTTCCGGGCTTTCGGCGATCTTCTCATAGTAGACTGAGAGGGGGGATCCATATTTCGACAGGCCGAGAATTTTCCCGATATCGGATCCTCCGATTCCCTTCTGACGGTCCAAGTGCCATTGCAGCGGCTTTTCATACTTTGAATAATCCATTACTTTCTCCCTTTTGCTTTGTTGAGTTGTCTCGCGACTGAGGCGAGTCCGTTGATTGCCTTGGCCGCTTCTTTCATCGCGAGATCGTTCGCAATAATGAAACGGCAAATAGTTAGTAAAACCTTGCGGATAAAAGTCGGGATTTTGTCTCCGACTATTGCGGCCGCTCTGATCACTAAATCGAGTTCGTGAGCGTTCAGATTGACGACCTGACGTTTGTCCCGTATGGACGCCGGATCCTTGTTTTTTCGCCCGGCATTCCTGCGGGATCCTCCATGTTTCATGGGATCCTCCCGTGGTGATGGTGGTGGATAGAATGATTAGGGTTGACAATATCTGAAAGGGGGTATATATTAAAGTCGTTGCCATAAATGCTCTACCTTTTGAATGAATTGTAAGCGGCCGGACTGCCCTCCGGCCGTTTGCTTTTTGTTAAATCAGTAAACCTCTTTAATCTTCCTGCATACAAATTTCAATTCTAAAGCTATATCATTTATTTTTTCTGCAGCATCCTTAGCGGATTTGCAATCGACCAAGATGGAATAAATCAATTTCCACCGCGGATCGTCATCACTGAGGTCTCCTCCTGCAGCTCGACGGGTGAATTCTTTGGTCTGTGAGATTAGATCGTGACGAGGAAAAATGAGGTTCTTATCCATGATACTCTCCTTTGAATGAATGTGTTTTTACTTCTGCCCTATCTGAATATACGGAACAAATCCCCCAAAATGTGACATTTTTTCAAGTTTTTCTATTTTTACCCCCTCAAACCCTTGTTTTCGTACTAAATTAGCCGACCCTCCCGAAAGATGGGGCCCAAAATGACTAATTACTGACGATTCCGACTCACCGGCCGGACGCCAGGACAACAAAAATCAGGGAGATTGAAATGAAAAAGGGAATGAGGCCGAGAGAGTTTATCCCGCTGGCTCTACTCCTCGGCGTGTTCATCTACACAGCGTTTTTTACCGGGCAATTCACTTACGGGCAGTTCAGCCAGGTCGACGAGGCTTATCGGCTTCTTTGGTCTTTTGGTCTGGCGGGACTCCTGACGGCGACCTATGCGTTTATGGGATGGGTCCGCGATGAATACCCGGAGTTCAAGGTCGCGACTAAAGTCGTCATGCTCGGGATTACTTTTCTCGGCGTGATGGGGGCGACGTCTTATCTACAGCAAACGGTCCAAGAGAACGTGAACGACTCCGGGGAGGCGACTGAGGTCGACCGAGCGATCGCCCGGGAGGACTCCCTCTCCGATGCTTGGAAAGACGCGGCAGCGGTAAACGAGGAGGGCCGATACTGGGCTCTCGTTCGGAGTGCCGCTCACTCGAAAAAGGCCGACTCCCTCCGTCTCGAGCGGAAGGACTTGAACATAACGGGGGCAGGGGCCGAGAACGCTCTGTATATGCAAATGGCGAAGTGGTTCGACTATGATCTGATGACGATCAGCCTCGTCAGGAATGCGCTTTTCTCCGTCCTGCTTGACTATGTTTTCGCTCTGCTTATGCGGATTTGGCTCAGAATGAGGAGAGATCGACTCGGGGGATCCCGGAGGGTCCGCAAGAAAAAACCGAAGATACTCAGTCGCTTCGGCGGCCGTCGTAAATCCTCCCCTCCCCCGAAAGGGAGTATTGTCCCGGGAAATCCGATCCAGTCCGAGAACGTCAAGATAAGGATCCAAAAGCTCCGGGAGTTTCTCGCTAATTTTGACGGTGAACCGTCCATGAAAGAAATGATGAGTCACCTAAAAGTGAGCGAAAATACGGTCAGAAAATACCTCAAAATTATCTCAGATGGGGGGTCGGGCTGAGCTCAATCCGGCCCTCAGTCTGAGGGTCAATCTGAGGCCGGATCTGAGGCCTCAAGCTCCTCAAACCCCACGGGTTTGAGCTCAAACCCGGGGAAATTGAGTTCTCAGCCTTGGGTCATTTTTGCGCTATCAATGGGGGTCAGTTTGTTGGTTTTTTTGACCTCAATTTTCTCCAACAGGGAAGAGATAGCGAGTCCCGCATTTTGGGAGGAGGATCCGGTTTCCGGTTTGCTCTTACAGGCGATGTTTTCAATCGCGATCGGGATCGTTGTCGGAGCGATCGAGGTCATCACTGAAAACTGGGAAAATGCCGGCGAACGTCCGGAGAACGCAAATCAGGAGGATTAGAAATGTCTGTTTACATCGGCCCGGGAAGGATCTCGGGAGGGAAAACCGTCCATGAATTTTCCGGGAAGGATATCGACGAGCTCCGGGAGTATCTCCGGGAGGCCGGGATCAAGTTGACCCGGATCAGAAAGAAGGGGGGAGTACCGCTCGCAATGATCACATCAGTAGAGGCGAAAATCCTCAAAAGGCTCGGCGCCAAAACGATGACCCGGGAGATTGCCGAGAGTATTAATCGGTTCTGGACGAACCTCGCCAAGGCGAAAAAGGCGACCGAAAAACCGAAACGCCGGCAGAGCACAAAAGCAAAGAAGAAAACGCCAGGTCGACGCAAATCCGAGGCGAAAAAGGTCCTCGAAAAAGGGGAGATAATCAACCGCGTCGCAATGGTCATTACGATACTACTAATTTCAAAGGTCGTGAACAGTGCGATCGCCCTCGTATGGCGAGCGTTCAAAAAATGGTGGATTACTTATGGCGGATTCTAAAAAGGAATATTCAGCCGAGGCTCAAATCGGACTCGGTTTGTCAAACCGAGATCGTGACTGGGAAAC